TGCTTGAGCTTGAGGACGACAGCGGCTACGACGCGGCGGATCTGTACGAGTTCTGTCTGGAGCAGGTCGCGCTGATCCTCGCCGAGGATCCGCTGTTCGGCGACTGGCTGGAATACGAGAGGGAAACATCATGGCTGCACTAGTCCCCTACACCGACATGGAACGGATGGCCGCGAGCATCGCGAAGTCCGGTCTGTTCGGGTTCAAAACCGCCGAGCAGGCGCTTGCGATCATGGCCGTCGCACAGGCCGAGGGTCTGCACCCGGCGACCGCCGCGCGCGACTACCACGTGATCAACGGCCGTCCCGCGCTGAAAGCCGACGCCATGCTGGCGCGCTTCCAGGCGGCCGGCGGGCGCATCGATTACAGCGTGCTGACCGACGAGAAGGTCGAGGCGACGTTCTCGCACCCGTCCGGCGGCAGCGCCACCATCGAGTGGACGCTGGAACGCGCGAAGCGCGCGGAACTCGGCGGCAACCAAATGTGGCGGAAATACCCGAGGCAGATGCTACGCGCCCGCGTGATCTCCGAGGGCATCCGCACGGTGTTCCCCGGCGCGACCGGCGGCATGTACGTGCCCGAGGAAGTCGCCGACTTCGGGCCGGCGCCCGCGAGCGCGCCCGCCGCCATCGTCGTCTCGCCGCACCCGGAGTCGAGCGCCGACGCCGACAGCGTCAACGCGCACGTCACGCAGTTCTGCGCCGACGCCGACGAGGGCAACGAGAGCGCCATCGTCGAGCGGTGGGAGGTCATCAAGGCCGACCACTCGCTCGCGTCGGATGTCTGGCGCCGGCTCAAGGCCGACTACGCGCCGCAGTTCAAGGTCATCAAGTCGATCCTCAAGCCCTCGAACACCGAGGCGCGTGGTCCCAAAAGCGAGGTTGTATGAGCCGCGGAATTAACAAAGTGATCTTGGTCGGCAATCTCGGGCAAGACCCGGAGACGCGCGCGACCGGCGGCGGCAAGGCCGTCACGAACCTGCGCCTCGCCACCAGTGAAAGCTGGAAGGACAAGGCGACGGGCGAGCAGAAGGAGCAGACCGAGTGGCACACGGTCGTGTTCTTCGACCGGCTCGCCGAGATCGCGGCGCAGTACCTGCGCAAGGGATCCCAGGTGTACATCGAGGGCAAGCTGCGCACCCGCAAGTGGCAGGACAAGAGCGGCGCCGACCGCTACTCGACCGAGATCGTCGCCAACGAGATGCAGATGCTCGGCAGCAAGGGCGGCGGCTCCAGCGAGCCGGCCCCGCAGCACTCGGCCCCGCAGCGCGCGGCCCCGGCGCCCGCCCCGGCCGATCCCGAGCCGTTCAACGACGACATTCCTTTTTGACCATGCGCGTCACAGACCTCACCGGCCAGCGGTTCGGGCGCCTCACCGTGATCGAGCGCGACGAGAAGAAGTGGCTCTGCAGGTGCGACTGCGGGAACGTCAAGCGCACTTTCGCGGTGCGACTGAACAGTGGCGCCACGCGGTCGTGCGGCTGCTTGCTGGATGAGGCGCGCCGCGCGCTGGGCGCGGCTCGCAAAAAGCGGCACAACAGCATGGCCTACGGATGGCGGAGATCAAACAAGGCGCAGCCAGCGCAGACCCCAGCCGGCGGTGGGTGAAACACCGGCAGTCGGTGCGCCGATTCGTTTCCCGGCGTGAACCGACCGAGCGCCGCGCGCGTGACAGCGGCTTTTGAACACTCCCCCGTCGCGGGGCGCCCGTGGCCCCGCTTTTTTTGAGGCAGCGACATGACCAACACGGACTTCGACTGCTACCCGACGCACTTCGAGTGCGTCAACGACGCGAAGCAGATGCTGTTCACCGTCGATATGTGGGGCGAGAAAAGCGCGAAAGTCGCGATCCCCACCGCCGTCACGCTCGCGCAGTGGGACGTTATTGCGCCCCGCATTCGCAAGTGCCTGCTGGCGATGCGGCTGGAGGGTGGCGAGTGATGTATGTCCTCTCGCTTGGCGCAGGCGTGCAGTCCTCCGCGCTGGCGCTGATGCTCGCGCGTGCCGAGATCGGGCCGATGCCCGAGTGCGCGATCTTCGCCGACACGCAGGCCGAGCCGGATGGCGTTTATGAGTGGCTGCGCTGGCTGGAGCGGATGCTGCCGTACCCGATCCACCGCGTGACGGCGGGCGACCTCGCGAAAGCCTCGACGACGGTGCGCACGAGCGCCACCGGCACGACGTACATCAAGCCGATGGTCCCGGCCTACATCGACCGGCCCGGCCAGCGTGGCATCGCCCAGCGGCATTGCACGCTCGACTACAAGATCGCCGTGATCCACCGCGAGATTCGCCGCCTGCGCATGGGGCGAGAAGTCACGCAGTACATCGGCATCAGCTTTGACGAGCTTCACCGCATGAAGCCCGCGCAGCAGCCGTGGATGCACAACGACTACCCACTGGTCGAGCGCCGGTTAACGCGCGGTCACTGCCTGGAGTGGATGACGGCGCAGGGATTCCCGACGCCGCCGCGCAGCGCGTGCGTGTTCTGCCCGTATCACTCTGACGCGGAATGGAAGCGGCTGCGCGACGAGGATCCGGCCGCGTTTGCGTCGGCCGTCGCCTACGAGCAGCGACTCCAGACCGCGTACGCGCAGACGCCGATGGGCGGCGTCCCGTACCTGCACGCAGCGCGCGTGCCGCTGGCGACGGTCGAGTTTACCGACGACCGTCAGACCGATCTGTTCGGTAACGAATGCGAGGGGATGTGTGGTGTCTGACAACGTAAGCACGCACTACGACGGCTGCTGGACCGACCCGAAGCACCTTGCCTGCGCGGTCGCGGAGATCGAGCGGCAGCGGATCAGGGAAAGCATGACCGACAACGTGAACCACCCGCCGCACTACACGGCCGGCGGCGTCGAGACGATTGACTACCTGCGCGCGAAGCTCGGCGTCGAGGGCTTCGTCGCGTATTGCACTGGCAACGCGATCAAATACTGCAGCCGTGCCGGTAGGAAAAACGACGCCGCCGAGGACTACCGAAAGGCCGCCTGGTACTGCGAGCGGGCCGCCAAAGCACTGGAGGGAACATGAACACCGAACAGGCTGAACTGCGCCGCGACACGGCGCTGAACACGCACGCCGACAACAACGGCGACTGGATCGAGACGGCGGCGCTGCGCATCCGGCAGCACGCGCAGAGCGGCGAGCCGTTCCTGATCGAACAGGTCAAGCAGCACTGGGACGGCCCCGAGCCGCGTGATCCGCGCGCGTGGGGCGCGGCGACCCGGCGGGCGAAGGCGGCGGGGTGGATACGGATGGTGGGGTACGCGGCGGCGAATAGCTCGAACCGTGGCGCCAAATGCCAGTGGATGGGCGTGCCGTGAGCACCGTCACTGCCCTGNCCCGCCTGTTGACCGAGGCGGCTGTTGCGGCGTATCTCGGCGTCGAGCCGGGGGTCGTCGGGGCGGCTGCGACGGGCTGGCAAGCTGGGGTTCATCCGCGTCGGCAAGGCCGTGCGGATTCGCGAGGATCAGCTCGAGCACTATCTGCGGGTTACGTCATGCGCTTCTATCTCAGAAACGACTTCGCCGACCGTCCCGGCAGTTACTACATCTGCTGGGTCGTCAATGAGCGCCCACACCGCCGATCTGCTCGCACGCGAGATCGCGGCGCCGCGCAGGTCGCGCTCGCCCGCTTCATCCTCGAGCACGACCAGCCGCGAGACCAGCGCCCTGACGAGGTGACGCTCCAGGCGGTGCTGCTGCGCTACTGGCAGCACCACGGCCAGACGCGCGCGGCGCACGATCCGATCCGCTACGCCATCGCGAAGGTCAACGCGCATTTGCCGTTGGTCACGGTGGCCGAATTCGACCGCGCGCGACAGGTGCGGTTTCTGGCGCTGCTGAAGGAGGACGGCTGCAACGCCGCGACGGCGGCGCGGTACATGGGCGTGATTCGCAGCGCCCTGCGACGTGCAGCCGAGCACGGCGAGTTGCCCGAGACGCGACCGCTGGCGCGGCCCGAGGCCGAGGAATCGGAGGGGGTGGCGCCGTTTACGCTCGGCGAAATGCGCGCCGTGCTGGAAGCCTGCGAGTCGGAACCGGAACGGCTGATGGTGGTGCTGTGGGTTGGCACGGCCTGCCGGCCGGCGGCGGCGCTTGACCTGACGTGGGACCGCGTGACCGCGACCGCGATCGACTTCAAGGTGCCCGGTGCGCGCATCACGAGGAAGCGCAGGGCCGTCGTGCCGCTGGCCCCGACCCTAGCGGCCTACCTGTCGGCGCGGCGCTCTGTCGGGCCTGTAGTGCGCTCTGAGAAGCACACCAGGACGGTGCGCCCCATCGCTCACTTCAAGCCGAAGTTCAAGCGGCTGTGCGCGCGGGCCGGCGTCGAGGGGTCGGCGTATCGGGTGCGGAAATTCACCGCGACCTACCTGCGGGCGCACGGCGTCCCCGAGGCCGACGTGTCGGCGATGCTGGCGCACCGCTTTGGCGGCACCCAGACCGAGCGATATGCGCAAGTGCGCCCCGACTTCATGCAAGCCGCGCGCGATGGCGTTGAGCGGATGTTGCAGGAACTCCGCGTTTCGTGGCTGCCGCCGGCACTGGCAAGTGACTGGCAAGTGCCTGCCGCTAACTCGTTGAATCTACAGGCAGCGAATGACGGCTAACAAAACGCTAAATGACTGATTTTCTTGGATTCTGACGCCTTTGACATGGAAGGGGTCACAGGTTCGATCCCTGTCGCGCCCACCAAAAAAACAAAGACTTAGACGCGGCGGGATTCTCGACTGGCAAGTGACTGGCAAGTGAATCGGGGCCGGCGCTGCCCGTTCGCAATGGCTGTGTCATCGATCGATGACAGGTGTTCACCGCCGGTAAACAGGCGTCACCGGCTCGCCGCCGCCACGCACTCCAGCCTCGCCTGATAGCACGCCAGCGCCTCCCCGCGCGCGACGTAGCCTTCCAGGAGTGCGCCGTTCGTCCTCGGCACCCCACCCGCCACGAGGCACGGCATGAGGCACTCCGCCGGCACGGCCACGCGCTCCACGACCGGCACCTCGACCGTGACCGGGGTGCAGGGTTCGGGGGTGGTCGCGCAACCGGACATTAAAGCGGACATCGGCCACGGCGATCACAGCACGGGACATGGGATCGGCTCCTGTGACCACGTTGCACAGGCCGGATCGCCCTGCGCCGCCTCGTACCGCCGCCGCCACGCCTCGTCGCCTCGCGCCTGTGCCCCGCTGACCGCCGCAGCGGCCCGATCTGCCGCCGCCCTGCCCTGTGCCGCCAGCCGCTCGCGCTCGGCCATTGCGGCCCCGTGCGCGGCCTGCAATCGCTCGCGGGCGGCACGCTCGGCGCGGGCTTGGTCGGTGGCGTGCGCGGCCTGTAGCTCGAGGAGGTCGGCGCGGGCGCTGTCGCGCTGGACGCGGTAGACGCTGGCGACCGTGAGCAGCGTGGCGACGACGACGGCGAGGGCGAGGATGCGCCAGGGGACTAACTGCGGGGGGATCATGCTCGCTCCGTCACATCACAGTAGGTACGTCCGCTTGGAGCTCTTGCTGACGTTCTCGCTGGCCCATAGGGGGCGCAGGTTTGACAGCGCCCATGCGGCACGGAACTCAGGATCGTCCGCAGACGAGAAGTGGAACGCCGAGAGCGGAACGATGTGGTCTAAGTGCCACTCGCCGTAGTTGTCCCACGACATACCGGGGACGAACTGGCGCTCAATGTGCTGCTGCAGTTCGCCAAGGGAATAACCGAGCGATTCAAACGTCGGGCGGCGCTTTCGCTTTCCGACGAGCGCAAGGTACACGGCTGTCCTGACGCGACAGGCAAAGCGCCGAATAGGGTCGGCCCGACGCCGATTCTGGGCGTTCCGATAAATCTCTCGGTTCTTTTCTACTGGCCGCTTCGACCAGTATTCGGCGGTCTTGTGCGGGTTCGTCCGCCACCACGTGGCGTGCCTCGCGCCCATGCACGACTTGCACTGCGCGTATGGCTTGGCGCGGTCCTTCCGTATCCAGAAGTCGGCAAGCGGCTTGACGGCCCCGCACTTGGTACACTGCTTTTCAGCCACGATGCCCTCCCTAAAGGGTGTGGTGGTTAGGGCCGGCATAGCGTTGGCGCGCTGTGTCGGCCCGCTAATTATACCTCAGCTAAAGCGGCGTCTCAGGTACGACATAGACAGGGGCATCACGTCGTATTGCCCGTCATGCACTTCATTCAGCACGACGATGCCGCGCCATTCGTCCTCGCCCTGCGGGCCGCGATACGACTCGGTGTGCAGGTAGAACGAACCGGCGACGAGGCCGTGCCGCGCGAGGTTGCCGGGGGTACGGTTTGCGCGCATAGCGCAATCCCTGTTCGTGACCTTGACAAAATGACCGGCCCACGGCGTTCAGCCGATTTTCGACCGAGCCACCAATGGGGCGACCGCTATGCACGCCCGCGAAGTAGTGGCTGTAGGCGATGCCGTCGATATCGACGATCTCTAGAAACTTGTGGCGCTCGAACCCCGGCGTCTGTAGCGCGTCGAGGGTGAGCAGCCCGTCCCACTTCGGATCTCGCGAGATGGCGCGTTCCAGCCGGTTCTCGTGATTGCCCATCGTCCAGACGAGGCGCGGTTCCCACCGTTTCAGGTGCCGCCGCTTGCGTCGTGCAATCTCGGCGTGCATTGGCGCGAACAGCCGCTCCCACGCCTCGTTGCCGACATCAATGTCGGGCTTTACGCGCCGGCCCTCCGCTTCGCGGCTACCTGGAGCATCGTGGCTGGACAGGCTTGGCAGATCGAAGAAGTCACCGATCTGCACGACGACATCGGGCATGTACTCGACGATGGCCTGAGCAGCCCAATCAATGTGCGTCGTATCCACACCGGGGCGAATCTGGGTATCGGGTACTNTTAAATGCCTACGCATCCCTGGCAGTTGATGCGCCNTTGGTTCGGCGCTTTGGCTTGCAGTCGAATTCGTGGTGGCGGCGCAGTGCGGCGGTGGAACGTGCCCGCTCCACTAACCTGACGCGCTTGTTCTTGAAGTCGATGGACAGCCGGTGGACTAGGCCGCAGTGGCAGCAGGCGATGTCGAGGTTGGTGTCGTAGTCGAACCACTGGCCGCTGATTAGCTGCTCGTAGCTGCTATTCGGCATCTTCGATCTCGCGCTTTAACAGCCCGCAGCCGTAGTAAAGCTGGAGCCGGTCGCCGCAGTACATCGAGCCGATGTCCTTGGCGGTGACGTACACGACCGCGATGCTGTGGATGTCGCCGCCCGCCGCAAGCTCCCGCACGTTGTCGAGCAGCTTCAGCACGGTGTCGTCTGCGCGCTTCTGGATCAGGTGGACGCCCATTACGTGTCCTCGCGGCTGATTCGCTTGTCGGCTACATCGGCGGCGCCGTAGATCGCGAGCGCGATCGTCGACAAGGCGACATAGGTGCCACCGTCGATGCGGCCCATGAACAGCGCGACGGCGCCCGTGACCTGTACAAAGACGCTCTGCACGAACTTCGTGCTGCGCCAGTTCACCGCTCGGCCTCCGATTGCGGTCGTCGAGTCAGGCGGCGCATCCATCCTCGCCCATAGCGCGTGAAACGTGGGCAGGCCCGCGTAGTGCAACGCCCGCTCGGCCTGGTAGTGCGCCACGAAGTTCGGTCCCGGCGGCACCCGGTCGAGGATCTGCCGCGCCCGCGCCACGCCCTGATTGACGGCGCAGTCAAAGATCACGAACGCGGCGGCCTCCTCGCGCGCGTCGACGTTTGAGCCGGTCCCAGTAGTCGCGCCGGTACAGTTCCTTGGCCCGCGCGAGCGTCATGCCCCTTGATGTCCTCATTGGGATACGCGCGCTTGCTGATGCCGTACTGCGTCTCGCCGCCAGGGTCGTTGGGGTCGTTGGAATAGCCGCCCTCATGCAGCAGCACGTGCGTCACCGCGCGCTCGAAGCTCATACGCGGTCGGCCTTGTGTTCGAGCTTGGAGTCGATCCGGTGCAGCATCGTCTCGACGCGCTCGGCGTGGTCGCGGAAGTCGTCACGCCGAACGTAGGTGTCGGCGATGGACCGCTGCAGCGCCGCGAGTTCGCTCTGCAGCGCCGCGAGCGCGTCCCACGTTGATTTGAGGATGAAGCTCGCCAGCCCGCCGACGGCTGCGAACGCGATGTTGATGATGGTCTGGCCGTCCATTACAACGTCCCCTCGCTCACCCACGTTCCCGGCGTGCCCGCGACGGTGCAATACCACCCCTTGATCTGGCCGGCGGCGCTCGGGTGGCGCACGACGTGATCGCCCACGGCCCACGTCCCGGTGGTCGGCGCCGCCGTGCCGGTCTGCGTGTGGATGGTCCCGGCCAGCCCCTGACCTTGGAAGAACGTCCCCTGGTAGGCGCTGCCGTTCACGGGCGTCGTGACCGTCTTGAACGTGTTGTGCCCGACGATCCACGGTCCCGCGCCGGCCGAGTTGATGCCGTAGGTGCAGTTGTGGATCGCGTTGCCGCTGCAGTTCAGCGTGGTCGTGCGCGCGAGCGAGGTCGTGTTATTGATGCCGCGCTCGAACTTGTCGATGGTGTTATTGGTGCAGTGAACCTCGCCGCTGAACCAGATGCCGGAGTTGAATTCCGAGACGGTCGTATTGTCGTAGCCCTTGATCATGTTGCCGCTGACATGCACCGGCCAGCCGCCGCCCGCCGCCGCGATGATCAGCCCGCCCTTGTTCGAGGTGATGCTGTCGATGTGGTTGCCGACGATCGACACGTTGCCCGCGTTCGAGTCGGTGCCCTCGTAATACAGGCTGTGGTCGGTCGAGTTGACGATGCGGTTGCCGATGATCGTCGCGCCGTGCGGCTTGATCGTCAGCCAGATGCCGTAACCGATGGTGCGGGCGACGGTGTTCGACGAGACGAGGTGACGCGGCGCGTAATCGACGTTGTGCGTGTAATCCGAGGCGACCTTGATGCCGGCGGTCGAGCAGTCGTTGACGACGTTGCCGGTGATCGTGGACGCGCCGCCGCCGATCAGCAGGATGCCGGCGCGCAGGGATACGTCGGACGGGTACGTCGTGCCGCCGAAGCCGCAGCGGGTGACGTTGTTGCCGGTGATGTTCACGTCGCCGTCGAGTTGCGACGTGCCCGCCGACGAGGCGCACTGCAGGTAGATGCCGGCATACGGGATGTCGCGCACCGTGTTTCCGGTCACGCTCACGCGCGCCGTGTAGCCGCCGACGTAGCTGATCAGGATGCCGTTGCGCCGGTAGTTGGACGCGTCAGCGAGCGGCGTCGCGCCGTCGGTGTCGAGCGGGAACACGACGTTGTTGGCAATCGTGATGTCGCGGTCGCCCGCGTTCGTGTTCACGCTGATGCCGGTGTCGGTCATGCCGAGGCAGAAGTTGCCCGAGATGACCACCCGATTCGACGGGCTGGCGGCCGTGCCGTACAGGAAAATGTCGGCCGCGACGCTGGCGTCGTAGCTGCCGCCGTAGAACACGTTGCCCGAGATGGTCGCGTCCTTGCAGCCCGAGAACTGCGTGCCGCGCTTCCACGACTGAATGACGCAGTTACGAAGTGCGACCTTCTCGCGCGCTCCGCAGAACACGCCCGCGACGTTGCCGTCTGCGTTCGTGCCCGTGATCTTGATGTCGCGCACGGTCGCGCCCGAGCGCAGTACGAGGCCGTGCTGATTGGCCGTGTACTGCTTGATCGCGCTCAACGTCCCCGCGCCGTACATCGTGACGTTTTCCAGCACGACGACCTGCGTCTCGATCCGGTAGTGCAGCGAGGTCGGCGGCACGAACACGGCGGCGCCGCCGGCCGTCGCCTGCGCGATGGCGGCCAAAAAGGCCGGGTAGTCGTCATCTGAGCCATTTCCTTCGGCCCCATACCGCCTCAGGTCGCCCGGCGGGAAGCTGTAGGTCGTCGGCGTAACGCCCGCCGTCACTTCGGCGGCGCTCTGCGGGTACAGCGCACGCCCGATGGCGTCCTGCGAGGTCGCGTTGACCGGGATGTCGTCCACGTCCGAGAGCAGCGCGCCGCCGGCCGTCTTTAGCTGCCGCCGGTAGCTCGTGACGGTATCCGGCAGGAAGGCGGGCGCAAACACGCCGTTTACGTCGGCCTCCTGCGGGTGCGCGTGCTGCGTCTGGAGGTCGGCGTCGCTGTAGGTCGTCAGCGGGTTAGTTGTACCGCTTGCGAAAACGTAGCGCAGCGCCCCGGAATAAGGGGTGCCTGAACCGTCTGCCACCTGAAAGCGCGGGTCTTGGAGTACAGTTGACAAGGTAAACCCCTAGAAATGAGAAACCCGCCAAGAGGCGGGTCCATAGACGCGAAACCCGCCTTTAGGGCGGGTTCATGGAGATCGTTTGGCTAGCGCGTTTTGGGGCGGGAGAGCCGCCAGCGCGTTGCGGTTTGCAACCGCACGCGCGGATCGCGTCAGGAGGGACGGGGAAGCTGCTTTCGGGGCGATGGCAACTTTTTGGCCGATCTCCGACGCCAGCGTTCCACGAAGGCCAGGCCGCGCAAGAGCCACGGCCGCAAGATAGGGGTTCGTGGCCGCAGCAAGAGTAATGCCACCAGCAGCGTCGAGCACGCCGATTGGAACGTCATCCCGTATCTTGTCCACATTCTGAAACGACCTGTCAAAAGTTTTCTTTGCTTGGGCTAGCGTTTTTAGGTTACCGCTCAACGGGTCGCCCTTATCGAGTTTCCGCGCCAGCACCGCAAGATCGACGTTCCCCGATTCGGTCAGTGCGTCGCGCACATCATAGAGCTTCGCAAGCCTTTGACGGGACGCGCGAAACTTCTCGATAACGCCCTGCTGCCCCGCAGCAAGCCCGTGGCGCTCGACCGCATCTTCTAGTGCCGTGGTCGACGTTTTGCGCTGCGCGCGAGCCAGTTCGACGCTCGCGNNATCGCCTGACCGGAAATTGGCAGAGNNCCCGCTCGCGCAGTTTCGCGACCTTGGTAACGATTGAATCGGCGTCAGCAGAGGCAACGCTGAACTTGGCGACCTCATCCTGCACGGACTTTGTGATATCGCCGGGGAAGTCGGCCACTTCCTGCGCAGAGATCGCCTCCGCATCCTTGAGTGCCGCCTTGTACTCCACATCGTCCGCGAGACTGACGCGCCCGAGCTTTCGGGGCGCGGTGTAGTCCGTGAGCGCATCCTTGATCCCGGCCTGAACGCTGCTTTCGGTCAGCGGGTTCTTTGGGTCGAGTCCTACATCCCGCGCGACGATGCGGTTCACCTGCACCGCGTTCTTTTTCGAGACGACGCGCTCTAGCTTCGCGGCGCCCGATACACCCTCCAGTACCTTGCCAGTCGTTCCCCCCGCCTGCTGGGGCGTGAGGCGCAGGCCGAGCGACCGCACATCGCGGATGATCTGGTTCTTTGGCTCGACGGCAGCGGCCGCTAGCGCCGCCTTTTGCTCGCCTCTGACCGCTATGCGTTCCGCCGCGCGCCTGACAGGAGCCGCAGACAACGCCACATCAGCGCCGGCCTTTGCGACGCTGCCAGCACCGTACAGTGCCTCCGCCGAACGCAGCGCGGTCGCCCCGTACTGCTGCGCCTGCTCTGCCGTCTGCGGGCGCGTGGTGAGTGTTCCGACCGCGTTCCCGATGGCATCCCGCGCGTTGGATGCAAAACGCTTTGCGGTTCCCACAGGGCTGGTGACAGCTTGGCCTATGTCGCGCACCCACTGCTGCGATTCAGCGACCTGTTCAGGGGAATAGTTCGCCCGCGCTGAAAGCGGAGGCGTCGTCAGCCCCTGCCAAACAACGTTGGCGACGCCGCGCACCTGTGACGCCGCTTCCTTTGCCGCGCCGATCCCGACGTTGCCGACAATCTGAGGCACGCTGATCGGGGCCGGCGCGGACCCGTCGAACTGGTCGTACGGGTTCGTGCTATCCGCGCCCGTATCGAACTGGTCGTACGGGTTAGGGGAGGTAGCCATATTTCGCCTTGAATGCGGGAGCGGTTTGCGGGTTCGCCTTCAGGAACTCGACTGCAGAAGGCGGCGCTTCGCGTGGCGGCTGGGATGGCGCCTGGGATGCCTGCGGCGCTGCTTTAGCCGGGGCTTCTTGGCCGAAGTTGGAATAGACCGTTTCAATGCGCACGTTCTGGCTTGCGACGGCGCGTTCGAGCATCGCCTTCGCTTTCTTCAGTTGCTGCGCCGCCAGCCTGTTGTCGTTCTGGACGCTCTCGCCGATCTCGGAATTCCACGCGCGCTGGGCGTCGCCTTCTGTCTGCACGCCCTTGGCAAGCAGCAGGTAGTTGTTCCGCAGCTTTTCAAGCGTCTGCTTGATGTCCGCAAATGCGCGCGAGTTATCGCTCGACGCCCCCATCGCGTTGCGGCCTCGCGAGATGGCATTGGACGCCAGCCCGAGGGAGACATTGCCGCCCTCGACGGTCGCGAGGGCGCGATCCACAAGCGCCAGTGATTCGCCGCTAGCGTTGATAGCCTGCTGCGCTTCATCCACAAGGCGCAGCGCGCCAATGGGCAGCGGCCGAGCCACGCTCGCCTTTCCGCCGGCCTTGCGCCCGGTATCTCGCACCTGCCCGGTGCGCCGGTCGAATGCGCCGATGGTGCCGTCGTCCAGATCGACGGGCGAGTACATCTCGGCCGGCGCCTGCTGCGCCCTCTGCGGCGCGCGATACACCTCGCGCGCACCGTTGGGGCCAAGCTCGACGATGGCGTCGCCAGCCGTGCGGTAGGTGGGTTCTTTCGGCTTCGGCGGCTCCATGCCCGCCATCGGCCCCAACTGGGCCATCGTCACCTCGAACATCTTGCGCACATCGTCATCCGTGGCAGCGGCCCACTGCTGCTCGCCCATCTGCTGCGCAAGCTGGGGAAACGCCTGCGCGGCAAGCGCCTTGGGGTTCGGCGACGCGAGGACGTACTGCGCCTGCAGCGCGCGCTGCTTCGCGACTGCTGTCTCCTGCTCAGCCGCGAACTTTTCCTCGTCCAACTGACGCTGCGCCCGCGTGTTCTGCTGCTGCGCGTAGATGTTGCCCTGCTGCGCCTGAAACAGCGCATTGCGCTGCTCGTTCTCGCGCTGCTGCTGCAGGATGTTGGGGATGTCCCCGCCGACCGGCGTTGCGCCGCGAGCGATGTACGGATCGAGTGCCATGAAAACTCCTTAACGACCCGGCGGCGCCCACGGGCCGGGGCCGTAGCCCGAGCGCGAGTAATCCACAAACGACGAGGTGCCCATGCCCCACGGGTTCGGCGCGGGCTGTCGCGCCGTTGCCCAAGTGTTGAGCGCGTTGTTCACGCCGCCGAGGACGCTGTTGGCGTTGCCCATGATTCCCGAGGCCCGCGCATCGCCCGCGCCGACCAAGCTGTTTCCAACAAGCTGGCCCGTCTGAATCGGCGCCCTGTGCGTTCTGCCCAGCGGTCTGCATACCGCCGCCGGCCAGACCGGCCTGACGGTTCCACCACTGGCCGTACTCGCCGGCCGCCGTGGCGCTGTTGAAATCGGAGAGCGCCCGAAGCGCGTTGCCCGAGAACGCGCCACCGCGCGCGGCGAACGAGCCGCCGAGGTCGCGCATACCCTCGTCGCGCCGGAACTGGTAGTCCGGTGAGGCGTAGAACTGCGACATATCGCCCGTGGACGCCGCGCCCAGCCGCGCGAGTGCGTTCTGGCCTTCCTGGCGCCACGGCGCGGTCAGTTCCAGCGACGTGTCGAACTGACGGCGCGACTCGTCGGTCGCCGCCTGCTGCGCCTGCGCCTGCTCGCGCGCCGCCTTCTTGGCGCTGGAGCCGCCAAGAATCCCGCCAAGGATCGACGCACCACCCATGATGAGGGCTGGGATCATGTCAAAGCTCCTGCAATGCCGACTGGCTTGCCACGTAATCCGAATAGGTTTGCTCGATCTCCGCGATCAGCGCATCGCGCTCGCCGGGGACGGTCAGGTGCCCGACCGCGATGGCCGAGCGCGTCACGGCGCGCGTGCGGATGATCTGCGGCGCGTCGTCGTGGACACCCTTCAGGTAGATGAACGCGGCGTCGTCCGGGCCGCTGATCGCCGTCACAGTCACGCTCATGGAAGTGCCCCGCCCCAGTCCCAGCCGCCGCCGAGGCCGCCGTCGGTGTTAGTGGTGTTCGCGCGCGTCACGGTGCCGCCGCTGGTATAGGCGCCGTAGGCCGACGAGTTGACGCCGGTCAGCGTGAAACTGCTTGCCCCGGTCACGACGATGGTCGTCGCCGGCAGCGAGTTCAGTTCGGTCATGCCGCCGACGCTCGCGAACGTCACCGTGTCGCCGCTTGAGTAGCCGTGCGCCGCACTGGTCGTCACCGCACAGGGATTGGCCTGCGTCGCCGCCGAGACGTTCGCGGTGGCGGCGTTCTTCGCGGTGCGGATCGCGCCGACGTAGTAGCGGTTGTTGCCGGCGACGACGGTCTGCGGGTTGGTGGTCGCGCTGTAGGCGACCGCGCCGCCCGTGAGGTTTTCGTCCTCGCCGTACACGTAGTAGGTCGTGTCGGGCGTCAGGCCGGTGATGCTGCCGCCGGTATAGGACACTAGCCCCGCGCCGTACTGGACCGTGTGCGAGGCGACCGTGATCGTCGAGACGCTGGCGTCCGAGGTCGAGGTCAGCGGGTCGGTGTTCTGCGCGGACAGGCGATTGCTGACGCTCACGGTCGGCAGGAAGGTCTGATTCAGCGCCTTGCCGGCGTTGGCGATCTTCGACAGCATCGTCGGCAGCGACGAGCCGCTGCGCCCGTCGATGGCGGCGCCGGCTTTCAGCGTGATGGTGCCGTCCGGGTTCGCGATGTAGCCACTCGCGCCGGCCCACTGCGCGTTGCGGGCATCGACCGCCGCCAGCACTTCCACTTGCCAGAGTTGCAGCGTAAAGCGCAGTTCGGCGGGGATCCCCGGCGGTAGCGGGATCTTGGTCAGGTCGGTCACGAACGGCCCGCGCTCGCCGTCAGCGACGCGCCCCACATCGTAAAGGGCACGGGATCAGCACCCGACAGCCGGTAGACGCGGTGGCGGGCCGTGCCGAGCGCCTCCCACTTCACGCGCTGCTTATAGTTGCCAATCGCGCCCAGCGAGCGCGTCGGCAGCGTGTGCCACGTCTCGCCGCCGTCGTTGGACATCTCCAACGTGACGCGCGGGTCGCTGCCTTGGCCCGAGATCAGCCCCTGGCCGACCTCGCAGAGCAGTTCAAGCCGTGAGTGGAATAGCCGCGTATTCCCCTCACCCTGTATCCCTTGGAACGTGATCTCGAAGCGCAGCGGCTCGCCGAACTCGGTGAACGTCTCAGGCGTGAGAACGCCTACGGCGCCCGTGGTGCCGCGCTGCACGTACACCGTGCCGTCGACCGTGGCGGCATGGCATACGTCCCACAGGTCGCCTGTGACGGCCTCACGCTCATGCATCTCGCCCGTGGTCGCGTCGTAGATCCACGTGGCGCCTGCCGCCGGGAAGCGCAGCACCGCGCACAGGTGACCGTCGAGGGTGTAGGTGAACGCCTCGCAGTCATCGACCCGCGAGTAGCCGCGAATGGCCTGCTCGAACCCGTGCTGCGATACCCGCGTCGGCACCGCACCGCGCAGCATCCGCAGCGTCAGGTCGGACGCCAGCCAGCCTACGGTGTTATCCAATTTGAACGCCGAGTGGCGCGCGACGCAGCCCAGCTCGAAGGTGCCGCCGGGGATGCGCGCGAACGGGAAGCCGCTGCTGCCGGCGTTGTACCAGCGTTCGCCGCTGGTTTCGCCCAAGAGGATCACTTCGCGCTGATTGGTCGCGAGCGTGACCAGATCGTCGGGCGCGACTTCGGCGGTCGCAAAGTTGAGCGCGTCATACGACTCGGCGTCAGCCAGGTCGGAACTGAAGAAGCGCCCGCTGCCCTGATCGACGAACAGCAGGTAGTTGTCGAGGAAGTCCACGGCGCCCGGTGAGCGCGTCGTGAAGTCGCTGTCGGTGATCTGCGTGAGCGCGGTGCCGTCCCACACGTAGCCCGCGACGCCGGGGACGACGACGACCAGTTCGCTCTGGTTGGCGGCCATGTAGACGCGGCCTGCGCCGGCAATGCTGCCCAGTTCGGTCGCCGCGCCGTTCTCGACGCTGTAGAGCGTGCCGCCGCTGACCGCGTACAGCGTGCCGCGCGTCGCCAGCAGGCCACGGCCGGGGCCGTTGCCGACCGTCGCATTCGCCAGCACGCCGGGCGAGACGCGCGCGAACAGCGGCGATTTGCCGCCAGTGGGTGCCGCTTCGGCGTAGGCGTTGACGAGGCGGGCGTTACTCGCCTGCCGTGCGTCGAGCGCGTAGCTATGAATGGGGACGGGAAGCTGTGCCATCAGTCAAGCACGTTGTAGAGGCCGTTGCGCTCACCCAGCGGCATGTGCGTCAGGTCCACCGGTAGCAACTCGGCGCTGACCGCATCGCGCACGAGGCGCGTATACGAGTTCGCGGCAATCATCTGCACGCGGGGTGGCGGATCGCGACCGTACTCATCCGCGAGACGCGCGGCGAGGCCGTACTTGACGGGCAGGTCGAACGATTCCAGTGGGAAGGTATCGCCGAGCGTGTCCTGCGGCGGGTAGCCGAGCTTCACGCCATCGGCTTCCCACTCGGCGAGCATGTCGTTCAGGGCTTCTAAGCCCTTCGCGCCCTGCTCGGCCGTCGCCGTCTCGGTTTCCGCCAGCACGCCGATCAGGCGCAGCGCGGCGCTGATGATGTCAACGTTCGCGGCCATTTACAGCGTCCGGTAGATCACGGTGACGTTGCCGGTGGCGGCGTTGTCCGGGTCCACGACGATGCTCGTCTCGAAGCGGATGCTCGGGAACGTGTACATCGCCCCGGCCGCCGCCGATGCGGGCAGCGTGATCACGGTCGTGCTGCCGTCCTTGATCGGCAGCGCCTGCGCCGACAGCACGGTGTTCACGTACACGCCGAGCAGGATCGCGGGACCGGTGGAGACGGTGGTCGAATCGACCGACACGTCCACGACCGAATACGAATGCTCGTGGTGCACGGCGCGGGTGCCGTCAGCCTGCACGCCCGAGGCGGGATTGATGACGGGTTCGCAGACGGTCGCGTAGCGGGTCATGGGGTTGCCTTCAGTGCTTTAAGGATGAAGCCGAACTGATGCTCGCCTTCGTTGAACGTGACGAATTCAAAGTCGCCCTTGAACCACGGGCGGTAATCGGTCAGCGAGGTCGTGCCGACTTCGGCGGCGTAGTTCGCCTGCGAGAGAAAGATCAACGACTGACGCGGGATCACGCGCGTGTGGCCGGGATCGCCCCACGCCCACGGCGAGTCCCACATCGGGACCGTGACGCACAGCAGGCCGTCCGGTTTCAGGATTCGCCACAGTTCCTCGAACTGCGCGAAGAAGAAGCGCCAGTCGCCCTGCGTGCCGGTGTGTTCGAGGCACTCGTAGGCATGCACCTCGTCGAACGCGTTGTCGGCGAACGGCAGCGGCATCACGTTGAGGTCGTGAACGATGTCGGGCTTCACGCCCGGATCGATGTCGAGCGTCGTCAGGCTCTGCCACTCACCGGGGCGCCCGCCCTGGCGGATGCGCTTCTCGCGGTTGTTGCCGCAGCCGAGCAGGAGTTCGCGGTACTCGCTCATGCCGCCGCCGAGGTCGTCTCCTCGGCGTCCTCCGCTTCGGCGAGCTTGTTCAGGTAGGTATGGTAGTTACCGCGCCACCGCTCGCCGTGGATGAAGTCGAAGTCAGGCCACACCGGGATCATCTGTCCCGTCTGCTTCACGTAGTCGCCGCAGAAGGCGTAATCCTCGCCGACGAACGAGCGGTTCTCGTTGAGGAACGTGTAGAACAACCTCGGGTTCTCCGGCTCGACCTTCGTCGCGGCGATCTTGTCCGCCGCCGCCGACATCTTCTCCAGCACGCTGCGCTCGATGCACAGGAACCCGGTCGGCACGCGGTCGCACATCACGAACCCGTCCTCGACCCACAGCCCGCCGTCCTTGTGTTCGGCCAGCCGACAGGGGTACTCCTCGGGATCCTGTCGCTTCGGGTAGACGCCCGCGACAATCGGCTTGTCGGCCATCAGCAGCCCGACAAACGCACGCGGCTCCCACTTCAGGTCCGCGTCGATAAAGAACAGGTGCGTGCAATCCGTTTCGAGAAACAGCCGCACGAAGTTATTCCGAGCCAGGTCGATGAATGCGGCGTTGCGCATCATGCAGACCGTGACGTTGATGCCCATCGCCGTCGCCAACTGGCACGACTCGGCGACCGCCATCGCGTAGTCCGTCTGGACCTTGCCGTCATAGGCCGGCGTCGCGATGTAGGCGTGAATGCGCTTGGCAGGCACAGCGGACTGCGCCTTCTTCTGCTTGTGTTTAAAGCCCATAAGTCCTTTGTGAAAAGGCACGGGGGAGGTTGCCCTCCCCCGCCCAAAGTCACGCTCAGGCGAGCGTGTGGATATGGCGTACCGCCAATTCCGGGTACAGCGGGGCGAAGCCCCACAGCACGTCGAAGCGGCCGACGATGGCGTCGGACGAAACCGAGTACTGCTGCGCCCAGCGCATCGAGATGCCGTCCATGTTTTCACGAGCACACTTGGCGCCGTAGGGTCCGACGTCTGCGAGGTCGCAACTCGTGAAAACAAACGCGTCCTTGCAGAACGCGAGGTTCTGCCCGACCGCCGTTGACGCCGCGCCCCAGTTAGTCACGGTCATGTTGTCCGTGTCAGCCTTCGTCCGGCTGCAGTTCTGGAACGCGTTGCCGACGCCGTAGATGACGCCCGGGACGACCGTCACCGTCGCCGTGCCCGCCGTCAGCACGGTCACGTCGGCCGTCGCGACGAACTTCTTCAGCTTGCCGAGCGAGACCTTCGACTCCGGGTGCACATCGACCAGACCCGCCGCGAGCGTGCCNAAGGTACGAGACNCGTACGCCCGTCCTTCGANGTGTCGTGCCCGAGGTCGCGCCGTCGAGGTCGATGGCGGTCTGCGAGACCCACGCATTCGTGGTCACCGACGAGCCGAACGTGCCGGTCGTCAGCGGCGTGCCCGCGAGCGAGCCGATGGTGTGCGACGGGATCAGCGTGTTTTCAAACACCGTGAACCCGCCCGTGCGGCCGAGCTTGCCCTCGACATAGGCTTCCGACAGCGTGCCCGGATCGTTGAACAGCCCCTTGACCGCATCGAGGAACTCGACCTTCGACAGCGGGTTCAGGAGCGCGGCACGGTCGGCGCGGGGGCCGAGGTTTTCCGTGAGCACCTGACCCTGCTGCTGGAAGGACTTGTAGCTCATCTGCGTCGAGGTCGTGCCGACGTAGTTGGCGACCGACTTCATCGCGACCGCGAGCGCGTCGCTCTCGATCTTCGCGGCCAACTGCGCCATCGCGGGCTTCAGCACGCGCTTGCTGATGTCGTCGAGGCTCATCGTCCAGTCGAGGCTGGAGAACGACACGTCGACACCGTACTGGCTGGACACGGTGAGCGGCGTGCTGCGCTCGATGTGATCCTGGCCGGCGTAGGTCGCGTTGGTGCGCACGCTGTACTTCGACGGCATGCGGACGTTGAGGGTCTGGCCGATCTTGGCACCGGACTGCGCGAACGAATTGTCGTACGCACGGTTGACGTTGCCGATGAACGAAAGCTCCGAGTGCAGGACGCGCAGGGCTTCGCGCGTGATCTGCGTCGGGGTGAGAATGGAATGAGGCATGGAAATTTACCCTTATCGTTGGCTAGCGCCGACCGGCGTTTCGCCTGAGCTGTTTTTCCCGCCACTTGAGCCACTCGTCCATCGGCATCTCGTCCGGGGATTTGTTGATCTCCGGCTCGATGGCGTCCAGCTTCGCGGGGGGTGGCGGGGCACTGCTGACGGGTCGGGGCGACGGGGCCGTCTTTCTCTGCTCGCGCTCGAATGCGATCCGGGCTTCCAGCTTCCCGAGTTCGCGTGCGGCATCCCGCGGAGGCAACTGCGCGAT